ACACAAGACAGAGGATCTGGCAGTTGTATAAGCAGGGATTAGAGAGGATAGGAGGAATAGTGGGAGACGAAGAACAGTTTAAAGCAATGTTCATTATGGAACAGTCAGAGGATGATGAGGATTGTAGAGAGAATAAAGATAAAGATTGTTGGAAGAAGAAGTATGTAGATACTTCTTCAAAGTGTAGAGATAAGGAACAACCTCATTTGGCGCAGCCAAATGAGGTTGACGAAGAGACAGAAGAAATAGAATTATTTAATTCTGTAAATAACAGTTAGGGAGGATATAATAAGAATGAAGAAAACTACATTCAGAGCGGTGAAGGATAGAGACATTGAAACGGTTCTGTGGGATCTAGTAGCAGATGCCCTCAGAGAATTCAATGTGAGCAGGAATTGTAAGATAGGAAAACAGACATTTAGCAATATATTAAGCACGCTAAGTCAGATGGAGATGTTGAAGAGGAGAAGGGAAGATAAGAATATGGATGCTCAGATAGAGCAGGAAGAATATGATATGAAGGATTGGTTGACAGTGTTAGATGGTAATAAGAAATAAGAGAGAATAATAAACCCAAAATCGCATTGCGATTTTGGGTTGTAAGGTAAGGAGAATAAATGTTTAAGTTAGTGTTAGGTAAGTTGGATGTGGATGTGAAGGTATTGAGGAATAGGAAGAAGAATCAATATAGTAAGTCGGATCTAGCGGTGAAGATAAAAATAAAATATGATGATGATTATATAGATGTTGATGTGGATAAGGGTAAGTTAAAGGATGTGGTTGATGATTGGGTAAGTGATATAAGTGGTTAATGGTTTATGGTTGGTTTGGTTTATGGTTAATGTGGTAATGTGGTTAATGGTTTTGTTATGTGGTATGGTGGTAGAATATTTTAATGGTTAATAATAATAAGATTAGTAAATCATATCTAAACTGTAATAAAATAAAAAATATTAATAAGGTATATAAGGGGTATATGTTATCATATAAATTATTTTTATATGATAATAGCCCGAAACTATTTGGACCCCATTTTCCCACATTGACATTACATTATGTTAAGCAACCATTCAGTTGCTTTTATTGTTAAGGAGAGAAAAGCAGTGGCATTAAACGACAGGCTAGAGAAAGTATTAAGCGACCCCCTGCTATTTATCAGCAGATTAAAGATCATTAATAAGTTAGGGGAACTTCAGTCTCTACGACCTACATCAGAGCAACTGGAAATGTATAAGGCATTAGAGGGAGAACAGGATTGTTTATTTCTGAAGCCAAGACAGATTGGTTCTACTACGTTTGTTTCAGCCTGGTTATTCTATAAGTGGTTCACTGCCAAGGAACCTATTACGATAGCGATACTAAGCCACAAGCTATCTTCAGCGAAACATATATTAGCGATCTATAAGCGTTTCTTCTCTACATTGCCGAAGCCACTACAACGAGAATTATTTATTGAGAATACTACTGAGATGGTATTCGCAGATACGGGTGCCAAGATTATGGCGGTGTCTGCTGAGGGGAAGGGTGGACTTAGATCTTTTACTTGTAGTTACCTGCATATGTCTGAATATGCTTTTGCTCCTAATCCTGAGGAACTTAAGGCTACGGCTATAGGTGCTCTTAATGGCAACAGGCTTATCATAGAGAGCACTGCGAATCATTATGGTGATGCATTACACCAAGAGGTTATCAAGGCTCAGAGAGGTGAAGGGGCTTGGAACTATAAATTTTTTCCATGGTTTGAGCATCCAAGTTATCAGTCGGATTATCCTGAGGGGTGGAAGAATGATGATCTAGATTTCCAGCGTACACATATGCTCACAAATAATCAGATGTATTGGAGAGCCTGTATGATCCATAGGATAGGCTCAGAGAAATTCAGGAGAGAATATCCTGCTACATTAGAAGAAGCCTTTGCTCAGTCAGGTCGTGCCTACTTCTCTGATGATGATCTCCGTTATGTGGAGACCAAGAACGTGGAGGCTATCAACAATAAGAAATATATCTGGACTGAACCTGATTTCAATACCTCTTATGCTATCGGTGTGGATGTTGCTTCTGGTAGGGGTGGTGACTATTCAGTCATTACTGTTATGGATAAGATTAGTTATCAGCCTGTGGCTATGTTTCGTAGCAATACAACAGTGCCTTGTGACTTGGCTGATAAGATTATTATCTTAGCAACGATGTATAACGAGGCTAAGGTATTGGTGGAGGAAAACAATTGGGGTCTTCCTGTGCTGAACGAATTAAGGAATAGAGGGTATTACAACCTCTGGTCTGACCAGAAGGGTAAGGACTGGATAACGACTACGAAGTCCAAGATAATTCTATTTGAAGAACTTAAGGCACTACTTAGTGAGGGTGTGATTACACAACTGGATAGCATTACCTACACGGAACTTCGTTCCTATCAGTTGGATGAAAGAGGTCTAGCACCTCGTGTGCCTGACAATTTAGATCACCACGGTGATACTGTTATTGCTCTAGCCCTTGCCTGTCAGTGTCTTAAGCAGGTTCAGCTACATAAGAATGCATATCTACCTGACTGGATCAAAGAGCGTAGGGTACAGAGGGTATTAGATAATTCTTTGGGTCAGAAGGAGAAACGATATTAATTTTACAATTAATACTTCTATACAGTGGATCGTCTTCAGACGATCCATAATAGGGAATCAAGAATAATGGCACTAACACATAGTGAAAAGAACGGCTTTGTCCGTGCTGTGGTTGCAGAACACGAAGCCTTATGGGGTGAGCGTCAGGCTGATATGCGTAAGTATAAGGCTGCGTATATGACGAACTTCTATAAGGAGAGGAATGCATTTGATACACACGGACAGTTGCGTGTTGAGACTTCAGATGCTTATGCTTATATTGAAGGCTTCATTGCAAGTCTGTTCAGTAAGGCACCGTCCGTAGAGATTGGTGCTGACATCCAGGGTAAAGGCAATAAGAAGATGATTAAAGAAATTGCTAATCGTTTCTTATTCGAACAGAGAACGCAGATGGAATTGGCTTCCAGACTGGCTCTGATTTATCCTAATAGTTTTATGAAGCTGTATCCCAGGGACAGCACCAACATACTAGATCGTGTAGGTATCAAGGCACTATCTCCTTGGGAGGTAATCGTTGACCGTGATGCTACTACCTGGGATGAACAGAGATATGTAGGTCATATCTACTATGAGACTGTATCCGGTATGAATCATCGGTTCGGTACCAAGAAGTGGTCACCTATTACCAAGACTAATTATTTTGAAGAGCACGGAGCACCAGCCGATCCTTATGCGGATCAGATGGATAACCTGCCTAATCAATTCTTGTATTGTAAGGTCGTAGAACTTTATGATATGATTAATGGTAAGTTATATTTCTGGACGCCTAACTGGCAGGGTGGTGAGAAACTATTGTCTGAGGATGATATTCCGTTAGAGGATCACAATGATGAGCCTATTGCTCCTATCATACCTTTATATTATTCCCGTGTGCCTGACCAGCCGATGGACGGTATCTCCGCTATGAAGCGGATCTATGATCAGGTATATGAGAAGAATATCTTGCGGTCGTTTTGGGCTAATGCTGTTCGTAGAGATACAAGGCAATACCTCGTTAAAGAGGGTGCAATTGATGAAGAAGCATTGGCTAAGATTACTGCGGGGATAGATGGTGCTATGATTCCTGTAGATGCTGAAACACTTGGTAACATTATTTCGGTGGTGCCATCTGTCCCCATTTCCTCCAACCATAGTTTGTATCTCAACCAGATTGATCAAGATCTGGCAAAGGGATCTGTCATGGCTCCCTTCACTAGAGGTGAGACTACTAAGACTTCAGCGACAGAGATTGCTGCTTTGGCTCAGTATACTGCTAGTGAGATTGGACGACTGGCTAGAGAACGAGATGGTATGATTGAACAGATCGCTGAGAAGTATGTAAGGATTGTTTCCTTGATTGCTGAGGAGAAATCTAAAGAAGTTATTCTATTAGAGGGGACACCTGAGATTGTTACGCCTGAGAAGCTACAAGGTAAGTTCAAGTACGCTGCATTGGATCAGGCAAGTACACCAATTGCTGAAAGTATTAGACGACAACAGTTACTGCAATTGGTTCCAGTGCTTACTACTTTGGGTGTTGAGCCTTGGAAGATTAGAGATGAGATCATTAGACTTTATGATCTACCTCGTCAGTTCAGTGAGACACCAGAGGTTCAACAGGAACTGGATCCAAGGGCTGTTGCACAGGGTAAACAGATGCCCAAGGCTAGACCTGATGGTGCACCCTTTTCTACGGAGCCAGTAAGTCCTGAAGAGGAAGTGGCTAAACAGTTTGGGGCTGGACGACGAGGAACTATTCCCTTCCCAATGCCGGGAGACTTTGGTTCAGGAGGTAGGGAATAATGCCTGTATTCGAATTCCGTTGCAAGACTTGCGACAACATAATCGAAACGTTAATTACCAGCTATAAAGATAAGTCACAGTTTAAAGTAGATAACTGTTGCTCTTTGTGTGAAGGAGGCTTTGAAGATGTTGTATCCAAGCCAGCACGAACAGTATCCCTATGGGGAGATGAGACTGGTAAGTATGGTGTCAATGGGATGTATAGTCAGGCGTTAGGTCGCACTGTTACTAATAAGAGAGAAGAAGAAAGGATCTGTAGGAAGATGGGTTATATCAACACTAATGATCT